ACCATCACTGTACACATAATCAAGAACATAATCATAAATCTGATAGCCGTTAAAAAACAACTTCATCTCGCTTCCAGTATCTACAACAGCAACATGGTTGAAGTCAGATTTAGAAAAACTCATTGCGTCCCACGCATTGCTGCGTAGATGCTCTGGAAGTTGCATTTCGTTCCACAGCGATAGTATCCAAGAAGTACTAGAATAATTATTAATTAATCCTCTTACGTACGATACAGTAGTACCATTACTTACAGCAATAAAAGTCAGCCAGTAAAAATCAAAAGTTAATCCTGTACCTCGAGGGTCAGCTTTATCTTTTTCTTTGCTTATGTAAAGCAACCAATAATTATTATCGTCTTGATACTTAGATGCTACACAATAGTTTCTACTGTAGTCATCCCAATAACTTACACTACCAACAGTATATGGTCTGACAAATGCTTCAATAGACCATGGTCCAGATCCGAGTGTCCAATCTGCATGATCAGGTGTATAAATATAACTACTTCCATCAAGAAATAAACTAGCATTTCCAAACTTTTTATTTCCAGCGTCAAGTTTAGCACCTCCATACACCGCCCATACTTTACCAGACCAATCAAACACTCCTGCTTGGTTATGATACCCATTAAAGTGTATGAGTGATTTAGTATTTGCTGTGTCTACTGGAAAACCCATTTGCTAACTCCTATACATCGGTTAAAGTAAGTGTACACGATACAACTAATATATCATCATCCACTAATGATTTAGATGTTGGAAACTTAGCAGCTGCAAATAATACAGATCCAGCAGTTGCTGTATCTCCTTTTGTTTGTGTATTAGCAGCTGTACCGCCGACCAAAGCAGCTCCATATGCAACAAATGATGCATTAGCGGTAAATGTTGCTTTTGATGCTGTATTGGTTATAACACTTGCTGTAGCATCTACTACTGTAAACGCAGGTCTGGTTGCTTCATCTATCGTTGATGTTACTTCTGTGTAACCTGGGACAGCATAAGTATCACCAACTAAAGATACATAGTCATTACTAAATATGCACAAGTACCAAGTGGTAATTTGCGCAGCGCTATTAAACATTACATTCAGTAATCTATTTCTTCCTTCAGTAGTTGTTACATTTTTCTGTTCCCATGCATCAATAACTTTACCAGCTCTAACATGCTCAAACTCCCACCATGTTCCTATTGGAAGCGCAGCACCAATCTTTCCGCCTTTCAGCACATCAGCATCAACATTAAATTTTACCGGTAATTTACTTTTCATTGTTATTCTCCTTAAGACTCAGGTAAAGTAATCGAGAAAGAATCTACAGTACACGACGCACCAGCAGTTAAATACACAGATGTCATATTAAGTTCTCTACCACTTGTTCCTACTGCTCCATCAATTCTTGGATATATGTATGTAGTATCTGCTCCACCAGCATCAGCAGCGTTAGCATAAAACCTGTACCAAGAAGCAGTACCACTTGCTGCAACTACTCCGCTCCACACTTCAGTATTTTTTGAAATTACTCCAAGTGCTGGTATTCCAAATTCGAGACCATTCGCTACAGCACCGGGAACAAATGCACCATTACTTACTGTAATAGTTACTAAGGCAGTTGCTCCGCCTATAGAATTATCAGGACTTGTTGGCTGAGTCCCGTTATAAATCTTTAAAACGCCATCTTTAAAAATATCTTTGAGCGACCCGCCAACTAATCCAACAATAGTTACTGATTCACCAGCAGCATCGTTGGCAAGGCTTCCTGTTGCTACTTCCATTGTACCATCCGCAACTGAGGTTAAGATAAAAGGTCCGTGAATAGCAGCCATAGCACCAGTAAATCCATACACAAGTACTGAATCTCCTACTGAAAATCCAGCAGCAATAAAACCATTACCTGTGTCAGTAAATGAGTCAGCTTCTGCGCCGCCATTTACTGCAGCAATACCAGTACCTGTGATAGTGTTTATTCCACGAACTGGTGCACCACCAAGAATTTTATTTCTTAAGCAAGTTGAAAATTTTAAAGCCATGTTAGTTCCTCCCTATTTATTTAGAAATACAATATATCTTCTATTATGGTATACTGCGCATCCTGATGTAACAGGCGGCAACCACAATCTTCCATCAGTAACATTTTTTATATAGCCATTATTCGAAGCTATATAAATTCCATTCTGAGCTGTCCATATAACTATATTATTATGAAGTTCAGAATATGTACTTATTTGAACATTAATATTATCGCTTGTCACTCTTACTAACGTACCAGGAATTAGCGGATAGTCTGATACTTTTATTAACTGCATATCATCAGGATTAGTACCATTTAAAAAGTAAACAGCATTTGTTGTGTAGACATAAATGCCATCTGTAATAGATTTAACTCCAGTAATAGTATTCTCAAACCAGAAATAACCGCGAGCATAGTCATACATACTATAGCCAAATGGCTCTGAAAAGAATAGTAAACTATCAACAGCTAAATACATTCTTCCGTTATATAGATCTACATGCTTTGCCACTGGAGGGCTAGAAAATGTTTTTACAGTAGACGGACCTGCATACTGTGTAGCCATATCAAACGTCCAAGGAATTACTGTTGTTCCTTTGATGATTCCCTTCTCGGTTCCATTACAGAAATACGTAGCATCCTGCACGTCACAGTAAGATACTTCATGACTTGTTACTGCGACAATAGGCGTAGATGTAAAGTCATTGTTAAGTTTACAAATATAATTATTCTTAACAATAAAAGTTCCATTACTACCTGTCCAAATAGACTCTACATTACCAGTTTCAGCAGTAGCAGTTATACCGTTTCTTCGTTCAATAGCTCCATCGTCAAGAATATTAACATTGACAGCAACAGATAGTTCTCCTGCTCCTGTGTCAGTATTAAATTTTCCTTTCGTAGGACTTACTGCATTGTTAAGTCCAAGACAGTCTTGAAACAATCTCACATACTTAGCCATTTAAACACTCCATGTTGACCTTCCAACAACGGGACGTCTTCGACTAATATACTCTCTGATTTTGTTAAGTCCGTTCAAATATAACTGTGTGAATAAAGATGTATTTACTTTATTCCCCTCAGTACCATCCTCAATAAAACTATACCCTATAGCTGCGGCTCTATTTACAATAGTTTCTCGCTGCAGAAATTCTGGGATAAAAGAAGGAGTGTCAGAATCAGATACAAGCAATGCAGGAACATGATACCCTATACAGGTTACAGTCGCTGCAACTGTAGGAATCGGCTGGTAGTATAGTATGCTTCCACTACAGTGGACATATTGTATATCTCCAGTTTCATCCAGTGCAGGATATAACTCGATGAGTTCTTCCAGAGTATTAAGTATAGTATACTGACCATCACTATCTCCAGCATACGTAAGTCTGCTTGAAAAACCAGTTGGCATATTAACGTAGTAAGTTGTCGTACTCGTTGTTACGCTACTGACTTGTCGCAACTCAGGAAATCGCACATCTTCAGCAATCTGCTGAATGGCTGTATTTATATAATTTGGTACACCTGTAAGTATTAATGAACTTTGATCCATTAAAAGACTTAGTACCTCATCTTGCATTTCCTTGTATGTCATCTGACACTCCTTCAATCAATGTCAATTTTTGACTTTACTTAAACGTCAACATCTCTACTACTGAGCAAACTTGTTAACAAACATATGAACTCTGCACTTGCCAGCCGCAACAGTTCCTGCATTAGCAGCAATCATCATGACTGTCGGCACAGTAGTTGCAGCACCTGTGAGCATGTACGGAGCAGTCGGAACAGCTGCAATCTTAGCAGTCAACCAATCATTGCCTGTTGCGGAAGCAGGATGATAATAACCCGCAGTTGTTGCTGTAATATCGGCAGCCTCTACAAACTCATCATCATCAATAGTAGTACCAACGCCACCGGTTGTGATAGCGTTAGTAGCCAGAGAACAAAGACCTACGCTGAAGGTTGTGCCAGCAGTGAATGCCAGTATAACCTCAACAATAACCTGTTCAATAAAGATGAACTGACCAGCAGTCGGGAACGAGAACAATATAACATACTTGTCATCAATTGCTGCTGATGCAGAAGCATCTACCAAACCAGAAGAAAGCCAGAACGGATTTCCCAGTACATTTGTTCTTTCATCTGTACGACGAACATCTTGAATAATAGTAACATCTGCCATTTTTAAAATCCTCCCTTACGGATAAATAACTGAATATTGTACAAAAACTCTGAAATCTCCAACAGTGCCATCTACATCAGCAACTGTTACGGTTACAGCTCCTTGACCACCTGAGAAGTATTTGCCTGGGAATGTAGTAAGAGCAATATTAAATGCTCTCTTTAAACCAACTACAGTCGGGTCTGCAATACCATCAGTAATGAAACCATTTGTAACAGCAACTTCACCATTACCAAGCCAACCTACTTCGACTGTTGCATTTACAGTAAACGCTGTGACAATCTGAATCCAGCAGTCGA